CGAAACAATGCTCTAACATTAATAAATTCGCTTGGTAATGTATAGGTGTCAATATTTTTAATTACAGTCATTAGTGTATACGATTCTATTGTGGCATTTTGAGCCCTTTGTCTATATACCTTAATCGCATAATTATAAGCAGCCTCATAATGTTGAGGGTCGAGTTCTAAGTCAATTATATCTCCGCCCAAACGTAGTCGGCAATTTTCAAAAATAGCTTGTTTATATTCTTGTAAATCTAAATTAGTAGGAGTTGCTAAAATATTTGCGGCCATGATAATCCTCAGTTAAAGTATTTATCAGGCCGCACTTAACTAAAATGCTTTGAGAATTACCATAGATTCATTAAATCTGCCATTGGGCACTACACTTACTGCTTTAATATCTTTAAAGTATTTTCTTGCAGCAGGTTTACTACCCATTACTTCTTTTATTTGATCAGCAGGTTTACGTAAAGTTTTAACTTCACTTTGCTTAGAACAAAAACCCAATAATGTGTTACCCTTCACACTAAATGTTTTACTGTAATCGTCCGCTACATAATGATGTAGCTTACGCTTTGCAGTATCATATACCCATGCTTCACTGGCTCCGTGTAATTTTACTGGATGCAAACTTACCAAATCTAATTTTATTGAAGGATCTTTAAACTCCTTTAAATACTTAAGTTTAGCAACCTGCTTTTCTACGGGAATTGCCTTACGTGCCCTAGGAGCCTTAGATGCCTTCTTTACACTAACATAGCTATTGAGGTCACTAATGACTTGTTCAATAAACTTTATGATATTTTTAATTTGTACTTTGGTCAAATGCCTATAGCCTTCAATTAATTGGCTATCTTTACCTTTAAGCAAAGTTTCAAACTCGTCTTGTTTTTTCTTCCATACTTCAGTAAGTATGGAAATATGCTGTGGTAATATGTTTTTTCTCTGAACCTCATCTATTACTTTTGGAACAAACTTGGCACTTGCTCCTTCAGTAATAAAGTTATCAAATAAGCCCTCCAGTTCACCACCTGCCTCACGGGTACGTTGACGCATGATATCCTGAACATTTGGTTTATTAGATTCTTTTTTAAAAACTGCGTTTTTACCAGTAGTCGAAATTTTTACTTCAGGCTTATGCACTGCCCTTATTAAACGTGAAATTTCTCTGTCTAATGTAACTTGTTCCTCTTCGTTTAATTCTAAGCCACGCAATTTCATTCGACCCAACCAACAAATAGTTGGAATCAATTGATTATCATCTACTTTTCTTATAATTTTAGCATCCACTGCCCTGTCATACTGGTCTAAATAGTTTGCCAGTGCTTCCTTAGCGTCTTTTCTTACATAAAATCTATTGTACCAAGTAAAAGCTTTTGCTAATGCTGTAACACGATTGTCGGGTTGTACAGTAAATTCAGGTTCATTACCGAAATATTTGGTATCAGGATCTTTAGGATCAAGTGATTTTATAAGTACTAAAGAAGTCGCTGACTTTGTGACCTTTTTAATTGTCTTTTGTTTAGGTTCGATTGGTGCTACTTTTGCCTTACGTGCCATGTAATTCTCCAAAATTCACAGTATTTACGATTATACGCTAAAGCCCATTTATTGTCAAGCCTGATCCGATAAATACTATATGCCAAAATTATCTCTTTACAGACCAAATAAACAAAATGACTACAGATTTTTTGATAGAACCATATCCGAAATGCTTACTGTTGGGGGTACTGATCTCTACATTCACAAGTATTTAGGTCCTACAAATCAAGGACCATCAATAGATTATACACAGCCTGATTATACTAACCTAGATCCTACTAACATACAAGATTTACTATTCTTAGAAAATAGAGATAGGACATATGATCCAAATATTTATCGATTGCGCGGGCACTACAATGTTCAAAATTTAGACTTTGATTTAAGTCAGTTTGGTTTGTTTCTTAATAATGACATTATTTTTATCACTGTTCACTATAATGATATGATAGATATTGTAGGAAGAAAGTTAATGGTAGGAGATGTATTAGAACTTCCGCATTTACTTGATTATAATCCGTTAAAGGAAACTATTCCAGTTGCACTAAAAAGATTTTATCAAATTACAGATGCCAACTATGCTAGTGAAGGATTTAGTCAAACATGGTTTCCTCATTTATGGCGTATTAAATGTGAACCATTAGTTGATAGCGAAGAATTTAGTCAAATTTTACAAGAACCAATTAACACAGACAACTATTTAGGAATATATGATACTACTAAAGTATACCCTGAGGGATATGTGATCACATATGGAGATAAAAATTATATAAGTTTGAAGGAAGTACCAGCTGGTATAAATCCACCCAATGCTGAATATTGGGCTGTTGATACTAACCAAGACCTTAAAGATATCCTATCAGTATACAATAAAAATCTTGAAGTAAATAATGCTGTATTAGAAGAAGCAAAACGAATTGTGCCACTTAGTGGGTACGACGATAACCAATTATATATAGTTCCCACATATGGGCTATACGAAGAAAATAATGTTTTATCAAATAAAGTAGGTCAACCTGCTCCCCCGATAAATGTTGTTGTAAATTCAGATAGTGGTCCTACTACTGTTACTGGTAGTGTAATGATGATTCGCAATCCTAAATATAAAAATCCAAGTGCTGCTATTAGAGTACCTAAAGCTGCCTTACAAAGTATTTGGGATATGACCGTTGATATGGATCACTTAGCTGATAAACTTGATAAATTTGTTCAAACAAATTTAGAAATTAAAGAATTGCCGCCTGATGTAATAGGTAATAACTCAGGCCCTGTACAGGGTGACAAAGTTTTATCAGTACAATCAATGGGAATTATTACTGGTCCATATGGAACTGCTGATAATACATATGCTACAGCAGACCAAGATCCTGAACAACCAGGATTTATTGGTACAATTACACAACAAATGGATTATCGTGCTGATTGTGATCCAAGATTTCAATATATAAGTAGATATTCCCCAAGAAGTTTTGGATATAGTGCAGGATATATGACAGGGGACGGTCTGGCCCCTAATGGTTTCCCTAGTGGTGCTGGAATAAGCTTCCCACAAAATCCTCAGGTCGGAGATTACTTCTTACGCATAGATTATCTACCACAAGTATTATATAGATGGGACGGTAAATTATGGGTTCGAATAAGCAAGAAAGTAAGAACAGAAACAGGATATGGTGTTAATGATTTATCATTAAGATCATCATTTATCAATAACTCAGCACAAATTTATATGCAACAGACACAAACGTTTGTGCCAAGCGCACAACCATTATCATCAATTTTAGATTTACCACCTGATCCAATACCTCCTACAGGATAATCATGGCACAATTTTTTTACGATTCACAAATACGCAGATTTTTAATTCAATTTGCTAAAATATTTTCAAATTGGTATGTAACAAGAGGAAAAGATCCTAGTGGAAATGATATACTTGTTAGAGTACCAATAATGTACGGTGATCAAAGTAGACAAGCTGCTACAATTATAGCAAATAATTCCGCTAGTAATTTACCATCTGCTCCGTTAATTACTTACTATATAAGTGGAGTAGAATATGATCAAAGGCGTACGCAAGAGCCTTATTTTGTTGACAAAACACAAGTGCGTCAAAGAGCATATGATCCTGATACACAAAGCTATGAGACGGTACAAGGTCAAGCATTTACAATTGAAAGACTTATGCCTGTACCATATACCTTAAGAGTGACAGTAGATTTTTGGACAACCAACTATAATCAAAAACTTCAGTTACTTGAACAATTAGGTACTTTGTTTAATCCAAGTTTAGAAATACAAAGCACTGATAACTTTATTGATTGGACATCATTATCAGTTGTTTATCAAGATGGACTAACATTTTCATCTCGATCAATACCACAAGGTACTAATAACCCAATTGATGTGATGAGTTGGAAATTTTATATGCCGATTTGGTTAAGTAATTCTAGTAAATTAAAGAAAGCAGGAGTAATTCACAAAGTTATTGCTAGTATTTTTAAGGGTACATCACTACTTGATATTCAAGATGAAGATTTATTATTGGGTACTCGACAAAAAATATCACCATATGGTTATAAAGTTTTACTATTAAATAACACACTACAAATATTACCTCAAGCACAACCATTTAATCCACCAAATAGTGAATTAGAACTACCGACCCCACCAAATACAACCATTTATTGGTCATCATTTTTAAATACATATGGTCCTATAAAGCCAGGTATAAGTCAAATATGGTTACAGAATCCATATATGGATAATGAAATTGTTGGAACTATTGTACCTGATCCATTAGATGACAGATTATTAATATATAATATAGATACTGATACCCTACCTCAAAATACTTTAGATCCAGTTGATGGTGTGATTAATCCACAGTTAGTAAGTCCAAATAATGGGCTACCTGGACCTACCCCAAATAAAAGATATTTACTTGTTGATGATATAGGTAGTTCAGGGGAAGTTACAGCAGGCTGGGGAGGGCTCATAGCCAATGCCAACGATATTATTGAATTTAATTCAGGATCAGGTATATGGGAAGTATCATTTGATAGTATTGATGCGACCTCAGTTGAATATGTAACAAATATTTCAAATAATGTACAATATAGATTTACAAATGATAGTTGGTATAAATCCTACGAAGGTTGGTATAATGAAGGTGATTATTCTATAGTGATTTAATTTTGAATAAATCAATATATGAGTATAGCAGCAGGGATATTTTTTTACAGTAAAAAAACAAATCGTTATTTGTTTTTATTACGATCAGAAAAAAATGCCTCTTGGAGCATACCAGGTGGTAAAATAGAAAAAAACGAAACTTTATTATCTGGTTTAATAAGAGAATGCTCAGAAGAAATTAACTTAGATATTAAAAAATATAAACTAGTCCCTATTCAAAAATTTGTAAACAATGATTTTGTTTATCATACCTTTTTTTGTGAAGTTGATAATGAATTTATTCCAATTTTAAACAACGAACATTGTGGGTATGCTTGGGTTACTAAGGACCAATATCCTAAACCTTTACATCCAGGATTATTTTCTACAATTAATTTTGATTTAGTAAAAGATAAATTAAAATTAATTGAGGGTTTCCCCTCAACCAATTTATCCTAACAATTTCCCAATTGTTGGCCAACCTAAAGCTCCAATAACTACGCCTGCTCCCATTAACATCCAACGCCATTTTTCTAATGCTGAAATTTTTTTACTTAATTCAACATGAGCACTTGACGCTGAAGTTTCCATGGCTTTCATCATTTCTGTATGTTCCTTTGAATGTTTTTCAAGAGAACTACGCATGTCCTTCAAATCAGTTTTTAAATCATCAACTTTTTCGTCGAGATTTTTGAATTGAACCTGAAGGACAGCAATTTCTGTTTCAGTCTGAACTTGTAACGGTTGAGCCATGATATTAAGCTGAAGCTATTTGTACTAGTGGGTAAGCTAGTCCATTTGCTGTATTGGCAGCAACTGCGCTATTAAATGTAGCATAAACAGGATCAGCATTAGCTAACACAATATTACCAGTAGCCACTGGACCAGATGTTGCTGTAAACAATTCAGCATTAATATCGCTTAAACTTTGTACTCGTTGAGTACTAGTATTTGCGTAAGTAGCTATAATGCTCATTGTGTTTGGTATTAAAGCTGTATTTGCTAGGTTAGCTGTATAGCAAGCACCAGTTAATCCACTTGTTGCTCCTGTAACCAAATATTTTTGTTTACCTTTTTGACGAACAATAAATCCTGCTTCATCATTAGCATAAATCCAAGCACTGTTATTAACTGTTGTCACCGCATTAGCTGTCAATACAAAAACATCCTGTGAAGCATCAACCGAGCCAGTGTCATCTGTTTGCGGAACAACTACACCGCCTTGGGTTAGTGACACTGTAAAGTGTGTAGCATTAGCTATAGTTTTAATAAAATAGTTTATACCTGTACCAACATTACCAATAGCACCATCAAATACAATAGGACCAGTTGGTAAAAATGAATTAACATTACCACTTGTAACTAAAAAGTTACCAGTTGCGACTGTATCTGTAATTGTAATTACTATAGGGGTAATATTATCAATAAAACCTTGATCTGTTACAGCTCCAGTAACTGGATCTACTGTTTGAATCGCTGATCCTGCTGCTAAGTCTGAAATACTAGCAAAGTTTGTATCTAGT